AGCCAAGAACAGTGTCCGCAAGATCGACCTGGCCGTTGCCTCGGTGATGGCGTTCGACCGGGCCGCGATCCCCACCGAGGCCTACAACGTTTTGGAGAGTGTGTGGTGAAGAACTATCCAGGCGCCGGTCCTAGTGGGATGGGTGAGATGCCCATGAGTGACGACCCGCCCCCGCACGCGGGGTTCGATGCGATGGAAAACGAAGACATGCCGATACCCGTCGAATACGAGTAAGGGAGAACGAATATGGCGAAGAACTACAACGCCCCCGACGCGGGGAATGTCCCCGGAGGGTACGGCGCTCCGACTCCGCACGCCGCGCAGGTCGCTCAGCAGCCGTACACGGCACCGTCGAGCGGTCAGGACGGCGTAGGTCAGGGCGGTGCGTCTACTGGTGCGTTCGATGCGATGGACAGTGCACCGGCGTGGACGTCAACCCCGGGCGAGGCGATGGAAATGCCCACGTCTGGCGACGTGGGCTGATCCAACCTATGAGCGTGTTTGAGGTTCATGAAGAGCGCCCGGCAATCTGTATCGCGGCCGTCGTTACTACGGAGAGTATTCACGCCATTGCCGAGGAACTGCCGAAACATTGGACCTGCGAGACGGCGGTCATCTACCCATCAGGGTCGGGTTCTCCGGTTCTCACCATCAACTATGTAGATGCCGGTGGCGAACAGAAGCTAACCGCTGAAGTAAGCGACGTTGTACTCATGCGCAGATTCGGAGCCCTAGAAGTGGTGAGCCATTGGGCATTCGGCTCGTCACCGGCTTTCGCTGACCAATGGCGCAAATGTGATCCAGCTTCGGTGGGTCTCAAAGCATACGGCGGCGTGGGGTAAGCGCCGATGAGTTTCGGCTTCTGACATGTGGCCCTTCAACTCCCGTAAGGGCGCGGAAGAGCAGCGGGCACTCGAACGCTGGCCCTGGGACACGGGCGGCCCGGGTGGTGGCCCCGCAGATCGCACCCTCAGTGTGGATCGGGCACTCGCCCTGGTTCCGGTGTTCGGCGCCGCGAGGCTTTTGGCTGACTCGATCGCCTCCCTTCCGCCGGTGCTGTATACGGCCGGGACGGATGGGGTTCCGGTCCGTCAACCCACCCCGTCACTGTTCGTGCAACCCTCCATTCACGGCACCCTGGTCGACTGGATTCACCGGGCCGTGGTGTCGATGGCATTGTGGGGGGATGCCGTCGGGTTGGTCACCCAGCGCAACTATTACGGCTTCCCAACCATGGTGGAGTGGCTGAACCCTCAACAGGTCGCCACCGACGATGGAACCCTGTCCGGTGCGGGGTCCTACATGCATCCGCTGTGGTGGTGGAACGGCCGAAGCCTGAACCCTGAAGACCTCGTTCACATCCCATGGTTCTCCATGCCCTACCGGATCAGAGGATTATCCCCGATCGGGGCGTTCCGCCTGACCGCGAACACGGGTATCGGTGCTGAAGAGTACGCAGCGGCGTGGTTTCAGAACGGCGGCGTCCCACCGGGAACGTTCCGCAATCTGAAGCAGACGGTGTCGAAAGAGGACGCCGACATCCTCTCGGCTCGGCTCACGAACCGGATGCAGACCCGCAGACCCCTTGTGTACGGGTGTGATTGGGAGTACAACCCGATCGCCATCAACCCCCATGAGGCGCAGTTCGTCGAAACGGCCCGCCTGACGGCCACTCAGATCGCGGTGATCTACGGCCTGCCCCCACACAAACTGGGTGGGTCGACCGGGGACTCGATGACGTACACCTCGGTGGAGCAGGATGCGATCGACTTCCTGACGTTCTCGCTACGTCCGTGGCTGGTTCGGTTGGAGGCTGCACTGACGAACCTGTTCCCCCGGGGGACGTTCGTGAAGTTCGACGTCAACGAGCTATTGCGTACGGACGCGAAGACCAAGGCCGAAGTCGATGCGCTCAGTTTGGGTTACAACCCTCCGGGGTGGAAGTCGATCCCCGAGGTTCGCCGCGGCAACGATCTCGGTCCCATCGCGGCTAGCCAGTTGCCGACGCCCTACAACCAGCCGCCGGCTATTGCACCTCCGCAGAACAACCCGTTGAAACCTGTTCCGCCCTCAACCAACGGCGTACACCCCGTCAACGCGGGCGCGAATTAGAAAGGGATTCACCAATGACCGTAAGCGACACACTCTGGAGCCAGTTCAGTGCCTCCGACTACACCCCCGTGCAGTGGGCGAAGGCGTGCCTCATCGACACCGAGCAGGGAACCCCGGAGCAGAGGGACCGCTACCAAGTCCCTGTTCTGGAGCCCTCCGGCGCGGTGAACCGCAACGCGGTCCACGCCGCGGCGGCACGGCTCGAGCAGATGCAGGGACTGTCTGCGGAGAAGAAGGCTTTCGCCGCACGGTCCCTGGTGGTTCTGTTCCGTTCAGAGTTGGGTGAGGATGCACCCGATGGCCTGGTGGTTTTGGGCAGCGAGGACAGCGGACAACGCTCCGCACCGCCCGTTGAGCGGCTGTTCGTGTCCACGTTCATCAAGGGCGGCTCACCCATCGAGGTCCGCTCCGCACCCAATGGGATCTCCCGCACCATCGGCGGCTACGCGGCGGTGTTCAACCGCTCGAGTGAGAACCTTGGTGGTTTCACGGAGAAGGTCAACACGTCGTTCTTCAACAAGTCCCGCGCCGACGGCTGGCCCGGAGTGGTGTGCCGATTCAACCATCAGGACAACTTCCTCCTCGGCTCGACCCGCTCCGGTACCTGCCGCCTGGGTATCGATGACGTGGGCCTGTCCTACGACGTCGACCTTCCCGAGTGCCGCAGCGACGTCCTGGAGATGACCGCTCGAGGGGATCTGGCGCATTCGTCGTTCGCGTTCCAAACCTACGAGGACGATTGGATGACCACCGAGGGTGGTTATCCGGTGCGGATGCTGATGTCTGGCCGTCTGATCGACGTCGCCCCCGTCACCGTCCCCGCCTACCCGGATGCGACTGTTGGTCTTCGGTCGTTGGCCCGCAAGGTCGGCGCCCCGATCGAGGACGTGGTGAAGCGCGCCGAATGCGATGAACTCCGATCGTTCTTCATCCGCACCGACAATGCGGGGAAGCCGCAGCCGAAGAAGCCGGCGAAGTCCGGTGCGCAAGCCCGCATGGAGATCCTCGCCAAGCGGCCGAACGACCCGATCGGCGCCTAAACTTCCCGGATCTCTCACCCTGGCAGGACTTTCCACCGGGGTGCCAAGGTCTGGGATTCGTGCGCTTAGCGCACACAGTTGGTAGCGGCAAGAGCAGGCGTACGCCACTCAGCCTTCAACTACCAATTTTTTCCCAAGTTCCGAAACGTCGGCAGGACCCCCACCGACGGAACTTGCGTGCAGGTAGCTGCACAACCTGTTTGAGGCAGGCAAACCACCACCTCGCTCACTCCAAATCGAAAGGAAACCTCCATGAGCGAGGTAGCGAAGAATCTGCAGGACCGCCGCCAGCAGGTCTGGGAAGCGGCCAAGGGCATCGCCGACAAGGCAGCCGAAGAGCACCGCAACATGAGCGGCGATGAGGAACGGCAGTGGGATGAAGCCACTTCCGAACTCGACGCCCTCGACAAGCGCATTCAGGCGATCCTCGCCGGTGAACAGCGCGCCAAGGATGCCGGTGATGCGATGGACCGGCTGGCCGGCAAGCCAGTCGAACGCGCCGCAGGCGGACAGGGTGGACGTTCGCAGGAGCAGGAAGCCGAGGAACTCCGCAAGTTCCTCAGGGGTGAAACCCGTGTCTTCGAGTTGGGGTTGCCCAACGCGGTGGAACGCCGGTCGCTGCTGGACTCCAACACCCCACTCCCGACCTCGTTCGTGGGGCAGCTGTACAAGTACCTCGTCGACACCAGCTCGATTCGTCAGGCCAACCCGACGGTGTTCTCCACCAGTTCCGGTGAGAACCTCGTCGTCCCGCGGTCGACCGCTGAGGGTTCGGCGACGTGGACCGGTGAGGGTGCGTCGTTGACGGCGTCTGACCCGACCCTGTCGAGTGTCACCCTGTCGGCGTACAAGGTCGGCAAGTTGATCCAGATTTCCACCGAACTGTTGGCGGATGAAGGATTCGACGTCACTGGGTTCATGGCCGAGCACGCGGGCCGCAACATCGGTATCGCCGTGGACGCTGCCTACGTATCTGGCACGGGCACCAACCAGCCCACCGGCTTCGTCGGTGCCGCCACCGTGGCACTCACCGCGGCCACGGGCGTGGGGTCCACCACGGGCCTGCCGACTGGTGGTGCATCGATCGGCGCTGACGTGCTGATCGACCTGTACCACTCGGTGATCCCGCAGTACCGTCCGCGGTCGTCGTTCATCATGAACGACTCCACCATCAAGGTGGTCCGCAAACTGAAGGACACCACCGGGCAGTACATTTGGCAGCCCGCCCTTGTGGCCGGTCAGCCCGATACGGTCCTCGGTCGGCCGGTGTTCGCCGACCCGAACATGGCGGCGATCGGGGTGTCGACGAAGCCGATCGCGTTCGGCGACTTCTCCGGTTACTTCATTCGGGACGTGACGCCGATCCGGTTTGAACGTTCGGATGACTTCGCGTTCGGCACGGACCTGGTCAGCTTCCGGGCTCTGTACCGCACTGATGGTCAGTTGGCGGACACGAATGCCGTGAAGACATACCGCACGGCGGCTTCCTAGTCATGTAGGTGGGGTCGGCCACGGTCGGCCCCACCTACAACCAACAGATAGGATTCACATGCGCATCAGGATGAAGATCCCCGTGTCGGGGACTTTCCATAATCTGACTGACGGTGTGCGAGTAGGCGATATCGTCGAGGTCGACGATGACAGCGGGGCCAGTTACGTCAAGCTGGGCTACGCCGAACAGGTGGAGCAGCCACGCGAGGAACGCGCTGTCGCACCCAAGGCGGAAACGGCCACCAAGCCGGAGCCGGCGAAGCCGCGCACACCAAAAACCACGTAGGTGATCATCAAGGGCGTTGCACGCCAATGGGAGGGCGGCGGGTATTACCGCATTCGCCAACCCCTAGCGGAGCTGGGACGCCACGGCCACCAAATATGTTGCGAGCAAGCAACTTCCGATGTTAAAGCCGACGGTGCACAACTGATCGTCGGACAGATGATCGGCGGGGTGAACAGTTGGTGGAGACAGCTCGCCAAGGCCGCGCGACTCGTCTACGAGTTGGATGACGATCCATTCGAGATCGAACCCGTCAACGCCACCTACCCCATCTACTCCCGGCCCGACGTGCAGGACTCCATCACCCACTGCCTTCAGGTGGCGGATTTGGTGACGGTGTCCACGGAACCACTGGCCGAACGGATGCGGTTGCTCAACCCGAATGTGGTTGTTTTGCAGAACCGCATCGATGAATCCCTCCTTTCCCTGGAGCGCCCGAAGCGTGACAAGGTCACCATCGGCTGGGCCGGGGGAGGGTCGCATGTCAATGACATCCGGGAATGCGCGTACGGCCTGCGCAAGACTCTCGAACGTCACCCCGAGGCCGAAGCGCATTTCATCGGCGCAGACTTCCGCCACTTGATCCGCCAGCCAATCCGATTCACCCCCTGGGCTGAGAAGACCACCGACTACTACAAGCTGATCGACTTCGACATCGGGATAGCCCCCTTGCTCTCAACGAGGTTCGCCGAGACGAAGAGCCACATCAAGGCACTCGAGTACGCAGCGTTGGGGATTCCGGTGATCGCCTCGGATTGTGCCCCGTATCGGGACTTCGTCATCGACGGTGTCACAGGCTTCCTCGTCCGCACGGATCATGAGTGGGGCACCCGCCTGCGGGAACTCGTCAACGACGAGGGAATGCGTCAGGAGATGGGTGCGAAAGCCCGCGAACAAGCTTCTCAGTGGACCATTCAGCAAGGGTGGTCGCAATGGGAATCCGCCTATCAGAGTGTTCTCTGATGCACCCGTCCGTGCAGGAGTTTGTTCAGGCAGTCCTGGGTTCCGACGAAGTCAAAGGTGCCAGGGTCCTCGAGGTGGGGTCCTACGATGTGAACGGTTCCGTGCGGCCCTACCTCGAATCGTTACACCCGGCAGAGTACGTCGGGGTGGATGCTTCGCCGGGACCGTCGGTGGACCGTGTCGTCGACTGCGAACAGTTATGCGCCGCTATGGGATTCAGTGCCTGGGATGTCGTGGTCTCCGCCGAGATGCTTGAACATGTGAGGAACTGGGGCAGCTGCATCGATCAGCTTGTCATGTCGGTAAAACAAGACGGGCTATTGCTGATCACTACCCGATCGCCCGGATTTCCGTATCACCCGTTCCCTGAAGACCATTGGCGATTCACCCAATACGACATGCAAACAATCGCCGACCACTGCGGGCTGGAAGTCCTGACCCTGCAGGACGATCCGCAATGCGAAGGCGTTTTCCTCCTTGCTCGCAGAAGCGGCGTGTGGTCCAGCGATGAACTATTCCTGCCAGTGGAGAGGGTAACGATGTGACGTTCCCCTACGCCCCTGAAGGACTCACCGGTGATCCGTTCTTCACCTCCGCGGAGCTGGCGAGCTGGCTGCAACTGGACCCTTCGACCATCAACACGGGAACCGCTGACCTGCTGGCGAAACTGGCATCGGATGCGATCCGTGATGAGATCCGTCTACAGGTTGACCACGTGACCGGTGAAACGGTCACCTTGTGGGGTGACAACGGGGAGATCCTGTTACTCCCGCAGCGTCCGGTTACCGCGGTGACGTCAGTGGTCATGGACAACCACACCCTCGTCCCCGCCGTCCCCGACACGTCCTCGGCGTTGCTGATGTATGACTGGCGTCCCGACGGCCGGCTGTACCGGGTGGTATACGGGGGAAGTTTCTACGCCAGTGAAGTTTTGTTCAACTGGCCCTACGGGGTTCCCGTCACCGTCACCTATGACCACGGCTGGTACACAGTCCCGTCGGCGTTGAAATCTGTTGCGTTGCAGATCGCCGCGCAAGCCTATTCCAACCCCGAGATGCACGATCAGGAACGCGTCGGCTGGGTGGAGTGGCAGACGAAACTTCAGGCAATGCTGTTGTCGCCGAACCAGAGAACAGCCCTAGATGCGTATAGGCGCCTCGATCTGTGAAGCTCGGCGGCGACACCATCACCATTCTGAATGAAACCCAGACCGGTGTGGACAGGTTGGGTGTCCCCAACTACTCCTACGCCACCACCACTGTGGCTGGGTGTTCCGTGCAAGAGCATGGGAGCAGCAGAACCATTTCTCTCACAGACGCTTCTACCGGCAGGTACCGGTTGTTCGCCCCGATTTCTGCACCTCTGACCAGTACGAGCTGGGTCGGCGTGAACGATTCGGGTTTCCTCGGCTCTGTCTCCACTGAAGTCGCGATGCTGCTGCTGACCGGGCCAAAGGGTTCGTGGTGCATCCGAACCGATTTAGGAACGGCGTTCTACCTCACCGGAACGCCTCCGACCGCGCTGTCGTCGTGGCTGAAGACCCCCCTATATCGGGCGGACGGTTTCCCTGCTACGTGGAAGTCGTCCAGCGGTAAGGCCAACCACATCGAGTGCTACCTGCAACGGCAGGAAGGTTGATGAACCCGCTATCGAAGTTCGGTCTCACCGATCAAGAGATCGATGCGGAGATCGCCCGAAACCCCGAAGTGATCAAGGGTCTCGAGGAACTCGCCCACCAGGTCGAGGATTACTGGAAGGCCTTGGCTCCGGTTTTCGACGAGACACGTGACCGCAGGGCGTCACCCCCCAATGACGATCCGGGTGCCTACCGGGATTCCATCCACACCGAACTGATCAGAACCAAAGAGGGACTACCCGCCGCACGGGTGGGAACCAATGACTACAAAGCCGTGTGGATCGAGTTCGGATCGTTACACATGCCCGAGTACGCGCCAGCCACGAAGACCGCGCACTACTTCGGCGACACGAAGGGTCCGATCGTCTCCGTTGGTGGCCCGAACGAAGGTATCAATCAGGCGCAAGCCAAGTACCGCGAGGCGCACGAAGCCTATGAGAAGGCGAAGGCCACCGGCGGTGACGTGAAGAGCGCGCGTACCGAATTGAACCGCGCCCGCGGTGAACGATCCGCAGCATTCAACGCCGCACGTCCCAGACGTAGGGGCCGGCGGTGAGCTTCCCGTGGATGCCGCCCAGTGTCACCGAGTTCGTCACTGCCTACCTGGCT